CATCGTTCTTACAGTACTCTCCGTATCGTGCAAGTTCTTCGGGTGTGAAGTCTGCCTTGCGTTTACCCAATGCTTGGACAACTTCATCACCTTTCTTACCTAGTCCGTAGTAAGTAGTGAGTGCGGCAAGGCTTCCCCCTACTGTGAGATTGTGCAAGGGTCTTGCTATGCTGAGTGTGTCAAGCCATAACTTGGGCTTGATGCCAAAGTGCCACGATAGGATTGCCCCATCGAACGCAGTATGGTGGCAGAGGATTGCCTTGTTGCGGTAGTCAAGACTGTTAAGGAATTTCCCCACGTTGTCTCCGCTATACCAGTCTGTGGGGTAGTCGTTTACCTTCACGCCTACACCGATGACCTCAAAGTCGGGGCTACGTACATACGCCTCTGTGGTCATCTTAGACAGGGAATACTCCTTGTCGTAATAGGTTTCAAAGTCAATGGTCACAATGTCCATTACTTATTCACCTCAACAAGTTTGTCAATGTAGTGCCGTGCTTTCTTGATGTCGTCAAGCCCACCTTTCACATCACAACGTGCAAGATATTTGATGGCGTTGCCCCGCAAGAATCCTGCGAACTGTTCGGGTGTCATCCATGATTCCATTGCCTTCCAAGGTTGCACACCCATGTTCTTATAGTGGTCACCGCCTATCTGCAAAGCATCTACCTTGTCGCTTGGTACGAACTGTGTTACCGCATCAGTAATCTGTGGGTTGACTACCTCACCTAGCATAGAACCACTGAGCACACGCTTACGTATGCCGTACACCTGCGGCATGTGCATAGTGAACTTAGCACCAACATCTTTCGGTACTGCATTGGGGTGCTTCAAAAAATACTCTGCTACTTTCGCTGATTTACTTTTTTTCATCGTCTTTCTCCTTGGGTTTGATGACACGTGTTACTGTTTCTAACGTAGTAAAGCGATGCTCGTTGGCACATTCATACCTACGATACACCGTATTGGCGGGGCGAGATCGGGTTTCCTTAACAGTTACCCACGTATTACATTTAGGACACTTCACTCTGCGCTTTCTCTCGCTCTATGGATTTGTATATCGCACCATACTCATCTTCGTCATCACCGAACACACCGAACTTACGGCGTAGTTGTACGCTTAGTTCAGCACATACACTATCAGCCGCGTGTAGCGTTGTCTCTTTATTGATAGTGATGTGGTAGTACGTCCTACCCTGTACGCTCTGAGCGAAACCGTATAACAACTCTGTTGGGTGTTGGTTATTTTTAATTGAATCGAACAACAAGTCAATCCATTTTTCGTTAGACCAGTCGGGTTGAACCCAGTCGTATCTAGTCTTAGTGAGTGTGCGTTCTGCTATAACATCTTGACAGATAGAGTCTAGTACACCTAGCTTAGCACGTACCTTTAACCCCCGCTTGAACACACGCAATGCCCGTAACCATTCGGTACGTTTAGCAGGAACAACTTGTGCATCAGTAGTTGGCTTGGCGTTCATGCACTCACCAGTATCAAGATTGAATTTGATGCCGTTGAATACTTCGATACCTTCAGCTTTCATAGCCTCTCGCCATTGTTCCCATCGGTGAGCACCACCATGATGGCTTATTCTCTTAGTGTGTATCACACGATGGCGACCAGTGGCTACCCTCTCCCATCCGATAGGTATCGCTCGGGCTAGTGCTTGACTTAGTGTGATGGAATAGTTCTTTGCTTGAGCACTCGTCATGGTAAACGTCAACGTGTTGTCAGGTGCAAAGACACAGATAGTCTTGTTGTCCATGCGCAGTTCAAAGTTCTCGTCTACTTTATGTAGGCGACACCATCCTTTGACTGGCTTACCCTTGTCAGGGAAACGGCATGTACCATACAGGCGCTTAGCCTGATCGTATGTTTGTATTGCGGCTTGATGATAGTAGGTCATCGGATTACCTCCACGTTGTGATGTTTAAGGGCTTCTTCGAGGGCTTCTCGAATTGATTGGCGTATGATTTTCTTCATGCGCTTTACTTGATACTCATGGTATGCCTTGGTGTATTTGTACAGACTGAGGTTGGTATACATACCCTCCTCACGTTGCTTGGAATAGTCTGCACCCGCTTCCATAGCGAGGCGTACCATTAGCTTTGTTGATATACGTGACTGCATATTAGCGTGTGAGTTTGTGGGCTACTACAGTAGCAGTCAGAGTACCAAGGTCAACATTGACTACGACCTCTTTCTTCTCACGCTCTACTACTTGGCGATGCCTATCCTTGTAGTCCTCAGGTATCAAGTCCCACAGTGGAGGCCACATCTTCAATGCAGGGGATAGCGTTGCATGTGCAGTGATAACTTCCTTGACTGCATTAACAAAGTTTGTTTTCTTCTGCGCTACTGCTTTGATATTGTTACGGTACTCCTCAATCTCTAGTGCTATCTCATCCCACTCGTCACCAACTAACTCGTAGCCGTGATAGTCTCTACCTTTAGCAGGTACATCTTTGGGTAGGGTGTTGGGAACAGGGCGTGTGCTAGTTAGCTTGCACTCTAATCCACCAACGTCTTTACCGTTGATTTTTGATACCTTCATGTTAGAAGTCTCGCTGAAGAAGCACATCGGTAGTGCGTTCATAGCAGGGATGTATTTACGATGAATGATCTCGTAGATACGATCACCCCACGTTGCATTGAGGTTGTCCCTTGCCGCATTTATCTGCTTGTTAAACATGTTCTCTGCGTTCTTTACGATTGCATCCTGCAAGTCTTTACTAAATCTAACTGTTGCCATGTCACTCTCCTTTGGTTAGTTGATACACAATATCGTTGGCTTCCACCAACTTGTTTTCAATGTCGTACATAACGACAAACTCTTGGTCAGGGTATAGTTCCCTGATAGTGTCTGCTAAGGTTTGCAGACTCCGAACGATTCTCATTTTTAACTCGTACTCTAATACCATCTTCATGCCTTTCTATTTCTACGTTGCCATCGGCAACATCATGTACCAAAGCAGAGAGTAAAACCCCTGCACGAATATGATTCCGCATCTCAGAGCGTAGGTACGAGATGTAAACACCCATACCTACGAACAAACACACGGCAAATAACTCGCCGTATGTAATCACATCAGTACCACTTCTCCGAAAGGTGCAGTGCCCTCATCGGTAGATACCCACAACACAGGACAGTTGGGTTCGTTACCGAAGTCATCACAACAAAGGTCAGTCAGGAACACTATTGCGATAGGTTCAATGCCGTGTTCCTCGATGTACTCAAACACAGGGCTGAACGCAGTACCTCCACCGCCGTGTGGCTTGATGTCCAACTCATCATCTACACCATACGATTCGTAGTGGCTTACCTCGCTATCAAAGTACACCACATGGACACGTGTTGGGAACATGTCCTCCTTGACTGTACGAATCTCAGCACCGAACTGATTGATAATGTCTTGAGTGATTGAACCTGAGCAGTCCACTGCAAACAACACCTCACCCATCGTCTCACCACTGGTGCTTGGCAGATATAAACCTTGTGCTATAAAGCGGCGGTTAGGTCTAGCCCATGAGCGGGTATCGTCTTTGCACTTGACAAGGAAGCGTTGCATCACATCACGCCAGTCAACCTTAGGTCTGAGTACCTCGTCAACCAGTCGTTCCATACCTGCACTCAACTTGCCCATCATCTTTGCGGCTTGTGCCGCTTGTGCTACTTTGACTTTCCACTCGGCTTGCTCTTGTGCTTGCTCGGCTTGTGAACCCTCAGCATCTTCACAGTTGTCGAGAGGGTCACCATCTCCGCCGTATCCACCACCTCCACCACCCTCATCATCTTCAAGGATGTTGTAGATACCGTCGGATGTTCCGTTGCCTGCTTTGTGAATATCATCACTAAGCAAACCCTTAGGGGGCATCTTGCCAATGTTGTCATCGACTAGCAACTTGTTGATTACGTAGTCAGCCGCTTTGTTCCAACGGCGGTGTTGTCTCTCTTGTCTGCGGTAGTTGTGCTCAAGCATCGGATGTAAACACTCATGTGCTACAAGGAACTTCAACTCCTCATCTGTCAACTCGTTACAGAAGTCAGGGTTAAACTGCACACGCTTGCCATTCGTTGAAGCAGTTGGTATGTCACGGCTCAATACGAACGGCATGTTGAGTGCCACAGTACCAATGAACGGATGCTCAAGTATGAGTGCAGTCTTTGCTTTCGCAAGACGTATCCTCATCTTGGCTTCTTCTTGTGGGGTGATTGGTTTCACCTCCTCTTTAGGCATTACGCTAGTCATCATTTACCTCCCATGAAAACGGACATCTTGTCCATGATTGCTTTGGCTTCTGCCGCTGTATCACGGCGAAGATCGGGGTCGTTACGTAGAGCATCAGGATGCTTAAGTAACGTAGTTTCAACTTCTTGTCGAAGTGTTTCTAGGTTGGGGTCATCCATAAAATTCAAGCGAGACAGTAAGTCACACTGTTCACGGATGTTCTCAACCATGCTATCTCTGAAGATAGACTTGGGGTCAGCTAGTTTCTCAGCCATGTGCTTGACCTTATCGTAGATGCGTTGCCACACCTCGATCATTGCCTTGCTCTGTGCATCAGCAACCCTACGCTCAACGTCTTGTTGGATGCGAGACAGTTCCTCTGAAGCTATCGACACACGGAAGTCACTGCTTGGTACAGGGAATATTGCTACGTCAAGATTGAACTTGTTGCCTATGTCATCAGGACTAGGGTAGTCATTGGCATCGTACAGACCGATAAGTAAACGCTTGGCATCAAGTACCAGTTGGGGATACTCATTGCGGAAGTCAGACACAAGGCTATACCACTCGTTCTTTTCCTTGCGGAACTCAGTCATAAAGTTGAGGTAGTTAGATGTGGGTAACATCATCGTGCCATCTAAACCCCACGGCAACGTGTTGTCATAGAACTTGGTACGGATGTGTGTTGACTTCTTGTGTACACGATCAAGTAGATCGTTCATTGGAAGCAAGACCTTGTTGTACCGACCTACATCTATGGTTGTCCCATGAGATGAGGCTACGTCACGTGTTACCCGCTTGTCGAACTTACGAGCAGTCCACTGTGATATGGATAGTTGCACTAGCAACGCTCTATCATTTAGATTCATACTGTCACTCCTAGTTGGTTGGTAAAAAGGGAGGGATGCAAACCATCCGAGTAGCACAGGTTGCAAGACAAAGCCATCTGCATTTTGATGGGATGCCTGAGCGGTAGTGTTACGAAGGGAGTAGTTTGCATCCCAAACATCAGAACAATACTTCTTGGTGTTGTATCGACCACTTGGTAAACGCTTGAGTGTTGGCTAACTCAGGCTTCTTACGTGCCGCATAACTGACTGTTAACACACTGAACTCAGCAGGCATACGTTCGGCATAGGTACAGACACGATCAAAGTTGTTCTCAGTAGCACGTTCAGCAATAGCACCGCTGAGTGCATACAACGTAGCAGGG